GAAGTTAAAGTTCCTTACATCATAACTATTGATGAAGGTTCAGGAGAAGTTTTATCTATCTATAGAAACTATAAACCAAACGATGAGACTAAAAAAAGAGACGAATACTTTGTACATTTTAAATTTTTACCAGGATTAGGGTTCTATGGTTTTGGTTTAACTCACATGATAGGTGGATTATCTAGAACTGCTACACAATCTTTAAGACAATTACTAGATGCAGGTACACTATCTAACTTACCTGCAGGATTTAAGTCTAGAGGTATAAGAATTAGAGATGATGACCAACCGTTTCAACCAGGAGAGTTTAGAGATGTGGATGCACCTGGGGGTAATATCAAAGATCAGTTTCAAATTTTACCATTTAAGGAACCATCGGCTACATTATACCAATTAATGGGCTTTGTTGTCCAAGCAGGACAGAAGTTTGCAGCAATAACTAACATGGATACAGGTAATGATATGCAAAATAGAGCTGTTGGAACGACTGTGTCCTTATTAGAGCGTGGATCGAGGGTCATGAGCGCAATACACAAGCGATGTTACTACTCAATGCGTAGAGAATTTAGACTATTATCAAAAGTATTTGGTACATATCTACCACCAATCTACCCATATTCAGTATATGGTGCAGATCAAGCAGTAAAACAAACTGATTTCGATGATAGAGTAGATGTTATACCGGTTGCCGACCCAAATATCATGAGCATGGCACAAAGAGTAACGCTTGCTAACGAAAATTTAAAGATAGCTATGTCGAATCCTATGATGCACAACTTGAGAGAGGCATATCGTAGAGTATATGAAGCATTAGGGACTCAAGATATAGATCAACTACTTATTCCACAAGAAAATCCAGTTCCAAAAGACCCTGCTACAGAGAATATGGAAGCATTAATGCAAAAACCATTAAAAGCATTCCCAACTCAAGACCATGCATCCCATATTGCTGCACATGCAGCTTTTATGTCTACAAGAATGGTTCAAATTAATCCTCAAGTGTACTCAGCTCTACAAGCACACATATCTGAGCACGTTGCACTACAAGCAACAGGAGAAGTTGGTGCAATGACTCAAGAGGATCCTCAAATTCAACAGATGTTGCAACAAGATCCAGAAGCAGCTAAACTTAGAACAGATGCTATGGTTGCACAAAGAGTTGCAGAGATAACTACACAACTTGCACAAGGTGAAGCTATGGGTCAACAGAAAGATCCACTAGTTGCATTGAAAGAAAGAGAACTAGATTTGAAAGCAATGGATCTTCAAAGAAAATCAGAACAAGATTTTAATGGTAATGAAATTAGAGAAAATGAAATAGATGAAAAACTTGATATTGAAAAAATGAAATTAGAAAACAATGAAGATCAGGCAGCAGAAAGAATTAGAATTGCAGAAGAGAAGCTTGAGATTGCTAGAGCAAAGAAAAGGGGAGGTAAATAATGAAAAGAAAAATTAGAAAATTTAGAGGTGGAGGAATGGACGCTTCAAAATCTGATTTTAATGTACCATCTACTTCATACACTCCTGGTCCTGGTGATACAGGTGGAGAGGGCGGTAATGTTTCAAATAATAAAACCGTCAAAGGAGGAGGAGGGTCTAAAATTTTTAATACTATAAAAAATAAAGTTTCAAATCTTCAGATTCAAGGTCCTTCAGTAGCATTAAGTTTAGCAAAACAACTTGTTTTTGATCCCCTAACTAAAGCAAATAGATCAAGAAGAGCAAAAGGTAATATGTTTATTGGTGGAAAAAAAATGCCTATTACAAGAGACTACTATAGAACTGAAAATAAACCATTAGATGTAATGAGTAAAGAGGGTATACAATATCAAAAAGATGCAGGATTAATTTCAAATAAAAAACCTGTGGTAGTAGGAGGAGGGGGTAGCGAAGCTCAACAAAAATGTCCCGATGGAACTTTTCCTCCGTGTGTTACAGCAGATAAAATAGATACTACCTTCAAACCAAAAAAATTTTTTAATTTTAAAGCTTACAATTCTGGAGGAGTATCAAGTGGGCCACCACCAAAAAGAGGACCAAACCCACAAGTACCTCCAATAAAAATGAAAAAAGGAAAAATGAACGACATGTCCTGCCCACACAGACCAGATGGAATAAAAGGTGTAGGTGCAGCAATTAAAGGATATAAATTTATAGGAGTTAAATAATGTGGTTATCAGCTATTAAACTTGCAGTCTCTGCAGGATCAAAAATTTACGCTAATAAACAAAGAACTAAAATAGCAATGTCAGATGCACAATTAATGCATGCGTCTCGTATGGCCGAGGGTAAGGAAGCTTACCAAGGAAAACTTTTAGAAGCCAGACAATCGGACTGGAAGGACGAGGCGGTATTATTGGTATTAAGTGCCCCGATAGTAATTCTGGCCTGGGCAGTCGTATCGGAGGATCCAACGGCTATGGACAAAGTAAAATTGTTTTTCGAGATGTTCTCGCAGCTTCCATCGTGGTTTACAAATTTATGGATTCTTGTCGTGGCGAGCATCTATGGCATAAAGGGAACTCAAATCTTTAGAGGTGGAATGAATAAGGATAAAAAATGAATCTAGAAAGAGATCTACAAAAACTTAAAAAAGAAAAACAGATGAAAGAATCTGCTATTGCTCAACTTAGAAAAAGAAGTAAAGATTCAGTAGCTAGACCTAGAGCAGAAAAAAACATTCTATCAAATAATCCAGAGATGCAAAAAATATAATGATAACTTGGTTTGTAAAAAAAATATATCATTATTCAACTGCTTTAACTTCATGGTCATGGACTTGGCTTTATGGTAAGCGTAAGGATGATGAAATAGATTACTCTAAATTAACCAAGGGTGATCTTAGAAAACTTAAAGCACAAGGTAAAATAAAAAGTATTTACTTTCCATACAAATAATATATAGATTCTTTATGGGTCTAAGAACAGCACTAATACAAGCACTAGAAGATAGATATAATGCTCAGATATCTGAAGCCGATGCCACTATCCAAATATATTTAGAAAAACCTGTAGCAATTGGGGAACATCCTCAACACTTAGACGAAATAGATAAGTTAATTACAAAAATATCAGAAGCAGAAGAAAAATTAGAAATACTTCAACAATTTAAATTATGATTCAAGGGGATATAAAAATTATTGATAATTTTTTAGAACCATCTTATTTTAACGAACTAGGTACTTTATTAAACTCCGATAAATTTTCTTGGTTTATTGGAAAAGAAATATCAAATTCTGGTGAAGTATTAGGTAATTTATATTATCAAACTCATACCTTATTTATTAATTATCAAATTTGTTCAGAATTTTTTGATAAATTTACACCCATGTTAGACAAATTAAATGTTAAATCTTTGATAAGACTTAGAACAAATTTATATCCAGGAAGGGAAAAACTATATGAGCATGGATGGCATACAGATTATAATTATAAAAACAAAACAGCATTATTGTATATAAATAATAATGATGGATATACTAAATTTAAAGATGGCACAAAAGTAAAAAGTGTTGCAAATAGAATTTTAATTTTTGATTCAAGTGAAGAACATTTAAGTACCAATTGTACTAATGATTGGGCTAGATGTAATATAAATATAAATTATTTTTAATAATGTTGGATTATCACACTAAAGAACAGATCGTTAATGTAATAAATAAATCAATTAAAGATATTAGAGACCACCTTTGCTATGGGGTTGAAACGGTCGACCAATTAATGTATGCTCGGGGCAGACTCAGCGCCTTAGAAACGCTGCTTCAGGATATTAAAAACCTGCAAAAGGAGGATAACGATGGTACAATTGATAAAACCTAAACTTACAGATTTCGGTAACGAAAAAAATAAAGAAGAGGTTAAATCACAAATTCCAACAGATCCCAAAGGCATCAAAGAATATCTTGAAATCATACCCAACCCAGTAGGATACCGTATGCTAGTTAGACCATGGTCTGGCCAAGCAAAAACAAAAGGCGGTGTAATCTTAGCAGACGAAACTCAAGACAAAATTCAAATGACAACAGTCGTTGGATTAGTTGTTAAACAGGGTGACCTTTGTTATCAAGATAAAGAAAAATTTCCTAAGGGTGCTTGGTGTAAAGAAGGAGAATTTGTTATTTATGGCAGATACTCTGGAAGTAGATTTCAGACTAAATTCGGTGAACACCGAATACTCAATGATGACGAGATCATAGGAACTATAGGTAAGCCAGAAGATATTCTCCATTTATTTTAAATAAAGGAGAATAAAAATGGCAGAAGTAAAAGACTATAGTGCGGAAGCACTTATGGCAAAAGAGCATGAGGTAGAATTAGATACCGATAATGTTAAAGAAGAAAATGTATCTGTAGAAGAAAAATCAAAAAAAGAAGAATCACCTAATTTAAATGTTGGTGAAGTTGATTTAGGTTATACAGGACACGACAAACCAGAAGAAGATAAAACAGAAAAACCACAAATAGAAGTTACAGAAGATAAACCTGAAACTTCTGTTGAGGAAAAAGTTGAATCTAAAACTGAAGAAGAAAAACCAAACCTTAATGAGTCGAGAAGAGATTATCAAAAAAGAATTGATAAACTAGTCTTTCAAAAAAAAGAAGCTGAAAGAAGAGAAAAAGCAGCTCTAGATTTTGCACAAGGTATACAAAAGAAATTTGATTCTAATCTTAAAAAGTTAAATTCTACTGACGATCAGTATCTAAAAGAATTAGATGCAAGAGTAGATGCTCAAAGGGAACAGGTCAAAGTAGCTCTTCAATCAGCAATCGAAGGTCAAGACGCTTCTAAAATTATGGAGGCTAATGATAAGTTAACTCAACTAGCTGTCGAAAAAGAAAAAGCTAGATTAGAGATGACTAATCGTGAAGAAAAAAAGAAAGCTGAAGAAGAAAAAAGTAAACAACAACAAAACGTACAAGCTGAACCTCAAACAGCGGAAACATCACAAACGGCACCACAAATTACACCTAGAGCCAAAAAATGGGCTGAGGAGAATACGTGGTTCGGGAATGATGAGGTCATGACCAATGCTGCTATTACTATACACAACAATATTTCTCAAGAGGGTATTGAAGTCGACAGTGATGAGTATTATAATGAAGTTAACTCAAGACTTAAAGGATACTTTCCTGAAAGTTTTAGTAACACTAATGACGAGCCTAAAAAAGAGACACCCAAACCCGTCCAAACGGTTGCCTCGGCTGGTCGTAGTCAACAAGGACGCAGAACTGTGAAACTCACAAAGTCACAGGTAGCTATTGCTAAAAGATTAAATGTGCCACTAGAGGAATATGCTAGATACGTGAAGGAGGATAAATAGTATGA